ACACCCAGAGCTGATCGACGAGCGGGCCGGAGACGCTGTTGAGAGGCAACGCCGACGACACGGAGACGGCCCGCGTCGAGCTGCCGACGGTGCCCGTCTGCGTCTGCGTGAGGCTGGTCGTCGTGGATACGATCCCGTCGAGAGAGTCAGGCATCGAAGATCTCCGTGCGTCCCCGTGCTATCGCCCGCCGGACTTCGGCCACCGTCCAGCCCAGCCGGTAGGCGATCACCTCGATCTCGCGGTCCGTTCGTTCCGGTCGGGAAGTAATGCGGCCTGACTTCTCGCCCGCTGTCAGCAGTCGCTCGAGCGACACGAAGTCCCCGGCGGATGCCACCGCTTCCCGGCCGTTGGGACCGGTTCGCCAGTGCGTCGGCCGTGAGATCATGTGCCACCTCCCCCCACGCTACGGCTCACGTCGTGCCGTCCGCAGGGGGTGCGGACGCTTGGCACTCGGCGAGGCATGCCGCGTAGCCGGCGAGGTCAACGGCGTTGTCAGGGTGGGGCCGCGGCCCGAGGTCGCGGGCGAGCTTGTCGAGCAGCATGATCCGAGCCCAATCGGACGTTGTCAGCGGCCGTCGCAGCACCGAGGCGAATAGGCTGTTGACCATGCCCACCGTCCTTTGGAAATGCTCTTGGGGCGGGCCGTAGACGCGGTGGCGGTCGAGGACGGCGGCCCGTGCCGTGTCGAGAAGCTGCACGGCCACCGGCGGGCCTTCCGCCTCCTCGATCAACGTCGCCTCCGGCTCGATCTCGTCGCCGGGGAAGTGCTTCAGTTCGCGCTCGCCTTGCAGGATGTGGTCAACCGGGTATTCGCATGCCATTCGCCGCGTCTCCTGAATGTGTCGCACCAGCCGCCGAGCATCGCCGGCAAGAGAGCCGAGTGTGCCCGTCCAACAGTTGGAGGCACCGGCCCTCTGGATGCGTTGGTCGATCGTAACGAGGTCGGCGTCTGTCACGATTGGCGTACCTTGCCAGCCTGGATGCGGAAGTTCTCAACGTCGAACGAGCGGTCGGCGTGGACCGCCACGACCGCAGCGCCGTGGTTCCATTTGTTCAGCCGTGCGTAGGCGGGCCGCATGTCACACAAGCACCCTGTCGAGAAGCACACCGTCTCCGATCCCATCATGTCGGGCTCAGAGTGTGTCGAGGTGCGGTGCCCGTGGCCTTCGAGCACGGTGTGATGCAGACGCATGAACGCCCCGCGGGCTTGATTCACCGGCGAGCTGATCCCGTTGCCCTTTTCGTGCCCGTGCAGCACCGGCAACGCACCGCAGAGAATGATCCGCTTGTCCTTTACCAACTCGATCCCGAGCCGCTCAAAGCCGTACCAATTGTCGATTCCCATGATCGGGTCGTCGCTGATTTCGGGGGCGTGCTGGAATAGCCAAGATTCCCACCTCTCTTCATGGTTCCCGAGTTTGGCGACGATGCGAATGCCGGGGAACTCCTGCCGCATCCACTTCAAAAGATCGCGGCCGGCGTGCAGCTCGTTCTTAAAGTTGCGGTGCTTCGGATTCTTCTCGTGCCGGCTGATCGAGTAGAAGTCTGCCCAATCGCCGTTCAGCAGTAAGGCGTCGATCTTCTCGCCCTGGAGGTGATCGACTGCGGCCCGCAGCGCCGTCTCGTCGTGGTAAGGCACGTGGATGTCAGACAGGATGCCTACCTTGCCGACGATCCCGAGGTCGAACGGCAGCCAGGGCTCGGCCTGGCTCGGCGGCATTGCCATCAGCGTGCCGGCCGGCCGCGGCTCGCGGTGCAGTTGCTTGCTGGGGGCTTCCTTCCGCCTGGCGGACCCGCACAATCCGAGAGCGAGTCGCACCCGAGTGCGGGCCTGCTCGAGCGTCAGTGCCCCGTTCGTCTCGGCGACGATCCGGCGGGCGAGCGTCCGCGCCGGCGCGTCCGGGTGTGCCTCGACGATTCGGCGGACAATCGGCGTGATCCCGTCACCGTCATAGGTGCGGCGTCTAGCCATCGTTGTCCTCCTCGCGGGTCACCCCGAACGCCTCTAGCACGGCCGACGCCTCTTCCGCGAACTCCGTCACCTCGCCCTCGTCGAGACACCACCAGCGAGCGTGAATCAACTCGTGGAGCAGCACTTCAACGAAGTCCACGCCCACCAACTTCTCTGAGACGCGGATCGTCCCCGTCTCGTCGTTGCAGTCGCCGAGCCGGTCGGCAGGCACCTTGCAGACGCGGATCTTCCATTTCTTCGCGCCGATGTGGACCGTGCAGGTTCGCTTCGCCATGCTCGCCTCCGCGGTCAATCGTGACGGTGGGGGCGGTCACCCCGGCGGGGGTGTGGCTTCAGCCCTGGCGGCTTCAATGGCGCGGCCGACCATGATCCGGGCCGCGGTGGCGATGAACGGCAATCCCTTCTTCTCGGCGGCTTCCCGTAGGTGCTCGACGATCTCCTCGATCCGGCGGAAGCTCTCGTCGCATCCCCAGGCGTCCATCTGGGCGGCGTAGGAATCGCAGCCGCATTTCCCGTCGTCACGGATTCCCCACCATGCCAGCGAGCGCGTGAGTTGGCAGCCGGGGCCGCAGGGCGGCGGCAGCGGCTTGCGGCATTGGCGGATTGCGTTGCGGACCTTCGACACGAAGCCGCAGCGCGGGCAGGTCGCGTCGGGGGAGGAGAGGTCGCAGTGGGTCATGCGGAGATTTCCCAGTCGAACGATCCGGAGACGATGTCTCCTGAGGTAACCGGGATCGCGGTGGCCAACAGAACCACCCCATTGGTTCCCGACGCGAGGACGCCTGTTCCGCAAAACGATGTCAGTGTTGTCGGGTTATAGGAAGTGTTGACCCAAAGAACCAACAATCGGCAATCGCCATTAATGATTTGCCAACTATTTGCCGTGATGCCTGCGTTTGAATCCATGTAGGCAGAGACATCATCATTGCCCGCCTCCACATTAACATCCAGCGGCGATGCAAGACAGCCCCATTCCCAGTTACCTAAATACCAATTGCAATAGTTCGGGACTCTGTCAAGAACATAGGTCCCGTTTGGTGTTCCGCTTGCAAGCGTTGGCCCGGTGTAATTGCTTATGGTCAAGTAAAGGTTTGCTGGCGGCGGGCTTCCGCTGCAAAATGCCGAGCAAGGCGTCCCAATCTCGTAGCACTCCCGCACCAGCCCATAGAGAACGTGTTGCCGTCTCTGCGTGTTCCATTCGATTCTCGCTCGGATCGAGAACGACGCCGACTCACACTGCGGAGCGATTGAGATCGACCCGTCGAAAAAACGTGGGATATTTCCGCTCTGGTCACCGCCGCCCGTAACCAGCGGAATCGACACCGTGGTGATCTGCACTTCGCCGTCCGCCGGAACAATCACGCGGCCACCAACGCGAACCGCCCCACTGCTAACCGTCACGAACACGCCTTGAAATGTCAGCGCCGTCGATGCCGGCGGGATCGTCGCCGCCCCGAGCGTGTAGCTGTTCCGCCAAAACGAGATCGTGACGCGACACGGGAACCGAGTCTGCGCGCTGTCGAGCGTAAACTCTCCGGTTATGTGTTGGTTCCACGGGCCGGAACCGTCCATGCCGTTGTAAGGATCGGACGTGTCGGAATCGCCTGTGGCGGAGAGGTAGCCGTCGGATGGATCGCCGGCTTCCACACCCTCAAAATACCGCGTGTAGACAGGCTTGAACTCTGTCCCGGTGTACGGATTCTGGCACGTCCTCGTACATGCGTCGCACGGCACACACGTGCATTGCTGGCAGCCACCTTTTCCTCCGAGCAGCATTACACGCACTCCGTCCATGCAAGGTGCCACGTGCCGTCGATCGAGTCACACCCCACCCAAAATCCGCCCGTTGGGCCGGTGACGGTCTGCGCCCGGTTGATCGCCACGAAGCTCGACCCGGTGACGATCGCCCCGGCACCGCTGTACTGCTGAACGCTCGCCGTCGCGTTCTTCGCCCACGTGCCCGTAACTTTGCCGAGCCGGCTTCCGCCTGCTGCCGCACCAGCCCCGCCGAACCGCACGATGGCCCACTTGCCGGTGCCGGTGCCCGACTCCTTCCAAAGAATCTGCGCCTCGCCGTTCGTCGCACTCGCCAACTGCGTCAGGTCGCCATCCTTGGCAGCGGCAAACGTATGGCTGGCGTCGGTGATATTGATCTTCGCCTGCACCACCCCGGCCACCGCCACCCGCCCGATCTTCCCGGCCGCGATCGGCTCGACGGCGACCACGAACGACGAGCCGCCAGTCGGCAAGCCGCCGGATAGCACCGGCTGATCTTGGAATTGCTGAGTTGCGTTGCCGGTCGCCCCCGAGGGCGTGAAGACGACGCCGGCGACGGACAGCACGCCCCAGCGGTTGACGGTGCCGGTCGTCGAGTTGCGGGCCAGGATCGGGGTGTACGGCTTGGGGCCGTCGGACGGGCCGGCAGCCGTGCCGTCGGAACGCTGCCCGAGGACGATGTCTGCGGCGTCCTGGGCGCGGTTCCACGCACGGGCGGATAGCTGCCCTCGCACCGGACCGGGTTGGATTCGTCCTTCGCTCATGCGACTCCG